ATTAACATTGCTCTAATGCCTACCCACTCTCAAAAATATGGTCTGGCTATCGTCGGCGGAGTACGTCTACCGAATATTCGCGTAGAAGTTAAAATATCATACATATGCTTATTATCAGAACCAAATTGTAGAATCACACACGATACCAATAAAGGAGAAAACCTAGGTGAAGTTGCGACAGCAGCTGATCTAACAACCATGTTTGGTCAAATATCCCTCTAATAAATTGAAGAAAGTGCATGACGCTTTCTGATCCGTCTTCACGATAGTGACGGATCACGAAAGTGGAATCACTTTACGTGCATGACACTTTCGATTTCATCAACTAATCCAATTGTTCCAACTCTCATTATTTATATATATATATCATTTTAATACTATTACAGAACTATGTTCGCCTTAAAATTATACTTAATCAGCTCTTTACGCTTGTTAATAGACCACACCACCCATCTGTCCTTACTCATAAGGTCAAAATTCGGCAAAGTATTCGTAAACACGTAAATACGGGGCCTGTCAAATCTTTTCTTTTTTGGATAGTTACGCTTGTCGTACGCTACTCCATTCTTAATTACTTCAATACCAGAGTAAAAATCACCTAAATTATCTTTTTTCAAACCTCTTGGCATATCAAATATATAACATGGCTTAACTGGTCTTCCCTGCACCCACTGAAATATATCATCCATCATTCTATACGGAGGGACCTCTTCTGCTAAATTATTATATTCCATATATTCACTAAATAGACTTTTACCACAATTACCATTGGGGTCGTATATCAAATCTATACTTCTAAGGCAAAACTTACTGGACATTTCCATTAATTTCTTTTGCCACGGGTATAACCCCCATTTCAGCATCATCGACATCTGTTGGGTATCAACTGCTGTAAAATCTGTATCTTTCCATGGCCCCGCCAAACGAGTGTCCTCTTTGTCTACATAAAAATTATTATTCTTATTTTTGTCACTAGTGGGACTGCAATGCCAGGCAAACGGCGCCTTCAATTCTTGTATGCGTCTCTTCTTTTTTAAACTAAATCTACCTTGATAATGCAAATAACCAGTGTCCCCTTCCTCATATTGAAAACACCACTTCTTACAATTACTAATTAACCAACTACGTATGGCCTTATATTCGGTATCTTCCTTACATCCATAGCTAAAATCCATTACTGCGATAGCGCTTTTACTCATTTGTTTACTCATATTATTTAAATATACTACATAATACGCGTTAAAATTAAAAAAAATAAAATCTAATAAAACAATATAAAAACATGGCCAAAAACTATAAACTTAAAAAAAAACCCGGAAACAAAAGATGGGTCAATAAGAAAGCAAAGAAAGCTGTAAACTCTCATCCAAGGCAAATACAAAATGCTGCCTATCAGCCTAAGAATCGCTTAATAAAATTCACCGATTTCCGTAGTTACGTCGTAGTCGACGAAGGATTCAATGGATCTGGGGCTGTGCCTCCTGTCCTCGAAATAGCTGCTAATAATCCTAGAAAATTCATTCATTCAACCCAAGGAACTTGGGACGCTGCTTCATTGGCAAACAAAACACAAGCAGTACCTGGTATACAAAACTGGGTCACCGACCTACTTACCACCCCATCATCCACTGCACCTTACCTCAACGCTAGTTGTCTCAGTGCAAGGGTAGTCGTAACTGCTACACCTATCCCAACGCAACCGACGGAGGGTAGTGAAGTAGATACTCACCAAGATGTCATCAAACTCTGTATACAAAACAATACAAGAAACGGCGAGTTTCATAACAAAAATATCACTAATCAATTCAATAGCGAGGTGGTCTCGCAAACACCCTATGTTCGCACAGCTAACTTATATTACAATGCAAATGGCACCCCTCGTGGTGCTACTATTGCTCTAAACTATTCATTCAAGAAGCAAAATGCTGGTCGGCCCTTGTTAAACAGTGCAAACTTTTTCCATGCCGATACTGATCCTTCTGAGAAGGACTTTATTAACATTGCTCTAATGCCTACCCACTCTCAAAAATATGGTCTGGCTATCGTCGGCGGAGTACGTCTACCGAATATTCGCGTAGAAGTTA